ACTTTAGGGTCTAATGTGCCATTTGGGTACATCATTTCTAAATGATCGTACTTTACACCCTTACGCTCACGGAAAACGTGGTCAATTCTATCATCAGGGCCAGTATCTAGCACCACATGAGGCAATGGTATCGCAGAAAAGTTAACAGGATTAAGAGCATCGCCCTCTTCTACGCACAAAACCCCAGTACCAACAGCTAAATCCATGAAGGATTCGTGTACTTCTTGGCTAAAATTAGAGTTTTGTAGTATCTCAAAGACGTATTCTGTTACTTCGTCAAGCTCGTTATCAACAGATTCGCGCTGATTTGGAGGAACCTCACTACCAGCCATGAGATCAGCCCACCTAGCAAAATTAGGTACAAGCCCAGACTGGAGGCGACTAGCAAACTCTTGAACACCCACCACCGCAGTCTCGTCAAATATGCGGTCATCGCGTCTTTGCCCAGCAGTTTCAGCGTAAAAACTCTCACGTTGAGGTAGTGCATACTCATAGCACTCCTCGAACAACGGAACCCAGTTCTCGCGAAAGGACTTGGCTTTCTCATACTTTTGTATGTACTGCTTGGCTGTTTTTTCCATTAACTAAACCGATCTAAGAATCCACCGCCACCTGCTCTAAATAGAGAACGACGACCTGTACCGCCACGCATAGCTTTACTTTCAGCGCGTGATTCTACGGCTTCGCCAATATCTTCACGCTTTTTCTCTGCTTTTTCTTCAAGCTCTTTACGCTTTGCATCTTCTGCTGCTTGTCGATCAGCTGCTGCTCTTCTAGCTTCAGCATCTATATCAGCTTGGCTTCTGCCACCACCACCACACATATTGTTCTCCTTAGTTGTTTTACATTGGTTGGCATAGAAAAGAAAAGTTTTCAATGCACAATTTAGAGTCTTGACCACAATCCTTGTCTACGCTGTGGCTTCTTTCGGTTATCAAATACATTAAAACTGCCCTTTGCTACTGTTGCAGAGGCTGGTTTCTGGTTATTTATTAAGGCTCTGCCCTCTCCAGCACCTAACATTTGGTACTGTAGCGCATCATGTACGTGTGAAAACATATTTTTATCAGGCTTATCTGCGTATCTTTCGCCAGAAACCTCCATACGTCTGTACTGATACCCACCTTCAAAGCCTTTTATTAGCTGCTGACAGCGCGGATCTATAAGAAATGCTGGCTTTCCTTCTGTCATTTTCTGTAATTGGGACGCAACACTCTCTAATCTTAGGTCAACAGAATTAGACGGAGCAGGGAAAGCACGCAAACCAGCACCACGCAGTATGTGAAAGGGCGTTGATTCATCAGTCTGAGCGCGGAAATCACCAGCAGGGTCGCCATATATAAATACCTCCGAACAAGTTGAGAACCTAGTAGCTATCTCTTGGCGCAAAACCTCTGCAAATCTAACGATACCCATGTCAAATGCAACGATTTCTTGCTGTATTAGCCACCTACCACGTACCTTTTGCCCCATTGTAGCAGCAGGTGTAAGCCCAAAATCTATACCAATGTATAAGGGAAGCCCAGCAGCGATAGGTATTTCCTCTTTTGCTACGTGCATATCGCTAGCAAACATCTGATAGATAGGTTTACCTTCTTGGATAGAGCCTAATTTGTTCATAACGTATACGTCAATCCAGCTTTTCGTCTTACCACGTATCAAATTAGGGTAGTAATCCTGACGCATATACTCTCTATTCTCTGCTACATCGTTAGGAACGTAGTCATCTATCTCGCCATCTTCGTCAAACTTCTCAATCATACCGCTAGGTTGGGTATAAAACGACCAGTTGTCGGGTTTTACCAGCATTTTAGCCTGTTCTCTAGGAATATGGTCAGGCACTGGGACTTCGCCAGACATGATAGGCCACCAATGATCTTCTTCTGGAGCGTTGGTATCACAGATAACGCCTGTCCAAGTAGCTCCGCCATCACGCATAGAGGGAAAACGACCTACACGCATGGTACATGCATCAATAATTGACTTAGGAATCTCTCTAGCTTCGTTAACCCATATGCCTGTCAGCTCTAAAGATAGCAATTTCTTGACATCTTCTGGCCTATCAAGTGCTAAGAAGAGGACTTCAAGCTCCAGATCGCCTTTTTTTATCATATGTGTATAGGGAACTGACCAAGTAAACTTACCCCATTGGTCTTCTGGAAACCAATCAAGCCATGTTTTTATGGTTGTAGTCTTTAACTGTGGGTTTGTATTACGGATTATTGCCCATCTGCTGCGGCGTATCCCTTGTTTATTAGGTTTCTGTGCTAGTGCGCGTCTAAAAATTTCTACGCAACAAGACACTGACTTGCCAGAACCAACAGGCCCACGAATGCCACGAAAGAATGTGTCGTCTTTCATAAACGCCTTAACAACTTCGCCATCTGGCCTGTATTTAAAATCTATCACTTATCTAATATCTTATTATCTATGCCAACTTTAATCATTCTTGCTGCAATTTCGGGGCCAATAGCCTCAATAATCTTGTCAGCTTCGTGATCTGTCTGAAAATCTTTAGGATGATGCTTCATATGTACTATGCGCACCACCCTACGTAGTGTATCGCGCTCTTTAGGCTGCAATGTATTAAGAAAACTCACAGTTACTTTTCCTTTTTAAAAGGTGTCGCTCTAGTTTTTCGTTCTTTCTTAGGCTTTGCTGCCTCTTTTACCTCTAGCAGAGGCTTAGAATCGCGTGTGCGCGTCTTTCCAGAGTAAGTCATACCAGCTAATTCGTGTGTGTCACCCTTATATGGGTCACCATTTTTAAATGTCCAAGCCATTATTTATCCTTTTTCAATAAAGTTTTCTTTTTAGGGAAGCCAGCTTTCATATTTTTGTAAGCCTTGTCGCTAATAGTAGAGTTTTTCTTTGACCTACTTGTTCCCTTCTTCTTACGTGCGTTTATATTTGCATATAATCCTTTAGACATTATTTCATTGCCTCACGTACTGTGCGCCTAGATTTTTTAACTCCTTGAGGCGTACTGTTTGTTATGGTTGCCGTTGCTCTTTCGTTTTCTTTAACGACTTTACCTTTACTGTCTTTTACTTGTTTGCCATCATAATAAATTTTACTATCAATAGCTTTTAAGTCACCAATCATATGCTTTATTTTCTTTTCTTTTAGCAGCAAAGATTTGCGGCTTTCTTTGCCTGTAACCTTTCTTTTTGCTACATCAAAGCCAGCAACTATTGCGCTAGAAACTTTTCTCATGGAGATTGTTTTTTCCCCTTTTTTGTTAAAATCAGCTGCAAATACTGACTTACCATTGTAGCCTTTTGTATTCTTTAATTCTTTTTGTATTCTTTTTAATAATGTACGAGCCTTAAAATTTTGGCCTTCGCGTTTTCTATCAGGCATTGTTTTTATTCCTTTTGCTAATGGCTGCTGCTTTTGACTTAGCATCAGCTTTTGACGATGCTCCCCATGCCTTTAGGCTAAGAAGAAGTCTAGTTGGTTTACCCTTAGAGTCACGCTCTGGCCCCTTCATACCGCCCATTCGTGCTAAGAAAGAAGCTCTCCTTGGGTTATCTCCAGACTTAACAGGACGTTTAAGCGTGCCACCCTTATAGCTTCTTCGACCTTCTTCATTAAGACCACCCTTGGGATTCTTCCCTGCTTTACGTGTCCATGCTGGAGTCTTACTCATTTGTTATACGGCATCAACAAGCTGCGTGCCAAGCCTTGATTCTTAGTCTGCTTTGCCAAACCCCTAACCATTCTTTCTTTATTCTTATCAGAGCGTCTCTTACGACTAGGATCAGGCAAGTCTGCCATACCATCTTCTGTGCGCTTAACCTTATCACCCACTGCTAGGGAAGGTAATTCACCATAGTCTTTCTTATTAGCTGCATAGATCTCTTCAGTCCTTTGCGCTACGCCAGTTGTCTTACTGCCACCAAAACACATTACTCAGTCTCCTTTGTATATCCACTACTCTTCAACGCCTTCTTAGCTGTAGAGTTATCACTACTGTTATCAAACGTCTCTGGAACCTTATCACCAAATCTACTCATTTACAAAACCCTTTTTAATCCAAATATTTTTTCAAGCTTTTTTCGCTAATCATGTGAGTGAGGGATCACTAGCTACGTAACTATCGAGGTTTTTTAACCCCCTACCCCCTAACCAAGATCTATCGAAACCTTAATATCTCCTGCAAGCTGTACTTGACTCCTATCTATTGGCTTAAACCCTGCTCTATCCAATAGATCCTTGCTAGCTTCTAGCTGTACGTACTCACTCTTAGCTTGCTTAGCTAGCCCTGCTAACTGGTGTACTGCTGCTGGAGCATGTCTGCTAAACTCTTTAGCTACCACTTCCATCATGTACTGTTGCACATGGGCTAGCTTCATACTCTTCTGTGCAGTAACTCTTCCGCTGTCGCCTTCAGCGTATCCAGCTTCTTGACTGGCTTGTGTAAGATTACCACCATTTGCTACATACGCTTCAACGAGTGCAGTCTGTTTCTTTGTTAACTTCCTTAGTGCTATGTTACTCATACTAACTCCAATTGTAGCCCCCCTCTCCCTCTCTCCCCCCATGTTTAGCACTACAAATACACCCTGTGTCAACGCACAAAACAGTCATTAACACTTCTTTGTACCTAAATGACTAAGATACTTACTTAATACAACTAACTACATACTAACTACATACTAAATCCCATTGTGAAATCTTTAGCGTTAGTCAATCGTTGTAGTTGTATAACTATGTCTAATACCTCTAGTCGGAGTAGTAACACCCTCTGACTTGACCTGCATGCCAGCATCGAAAATCCACCGCAACAGCTTTCCTTTATCACTAACTCCTGTTTGTATTCTATTCTATGCTTGCCTTCCTTACATCTGGTCACAGGCGTGGAAAGAAGTTGCTGTGGACAAGGGTCTAAGAAGACCTTTTCGTTACTGGCTCTTGGTCTGCATCAGAGGGTGTTACCCCTCCTAATTAACTAGAGGTACTAGACATGACTATAGAAACTACAATGATTAACGCTATTAAAGATTTCACAATGGGATTTGAAACATACAACTATACTAAAAGAGACTATCAAGAAGAAGATATATTAGATTATCCAAGACAGATAATCATAGAAGCAATGTTAGATAAATTTTATTACTTAAAACATGGCAATCTTAAATCAGGTAAAAGTGGATCTGATGTATATGCTTCACGTAAACGTGAAGAAAGTAAATTAGCTATCAAGCAAGCTAAAGGTGGCGAGATTGATATTAACACAGCAAGACAAGCTAAAGTAAATGCACTAGCGGCTACTGCAAAAGACGAAGTCTTCAGCAATATGATGGAGCAATTACAGCAACTTTACGTAGATACATATGGAGAAGAATACATACCATACGGCGCACCTGCATCTGGTAACTTACCTACACACAAAATAGAAGTTACTAAAGACATGGAAGATGAACTCAAAGACATCGAGAATATGTCAATACCAAAGAGGGTGGCGTAAGCCCCCTCACTACCAAGGAGATACTCAATGTTAGATATATTTCAACAACGCCGCAATGAACGTCGAGATCTAGGTTACACTGATACAGAACTAGATCGTGAAGAAACAAAGGATCGCATCTGTATCTTTTTATATGCAGCCACAGCGTCTGGTATTGTAACCTTATCATGGGTGTTGCTCCTTTAACGAGGAGCTACATCTTGTGCTTGACGTTGCATCGAGGTCATCATGTGGTGGGTTGTGTCGCGCACACGCACCATGTAAACTATTGAAATGAAATGGA